GGCAGCGCTGCGGCGATGGCGAAGCGGCGGAAAGACTGGAAGGAGCAGCGGCCGGCGGAGATCGCGCCGCGACCGGTGGCGCAGGCGTGGCCGGGTCTGCGCGGGCCTGGCGGGGAGTGGGAGTACGGGCCGACGAGCGCGCCGGGCTGGGCGACGTTGGATGGAGGGCGGTTGTGAGCGGCTACCGGGCGTTTCTCGACCTCAAGCACGTTCAACCGCAACCATCCGGAATCTCCGGAGAGTTCGACCTGAACGGCAATCTATTTGGTTTCCAGCGGCAAAGCGTGACGCGGGCTCTGAACGCTGGCAAGTTCGCGCTGTTCACTGAGTGCGGGAGCGGCAAGACCGCAATGCAAGCGCAATGGGCGCGGCAGGTCTGCCATCACTCGGGCGGTGACGCGCTGATATTGGCACCGTTGGCGGTGACCGCACAAACCGTAGCGGAGGGCGCAAAGTTTGGCGTCGAGATCACGCAATGCCGAAGTCAGAAGGACGTTCGCCGGGGCGTCAATGTCGCCAACTACGACATGCTGAAGCACTTCGACGCGGGCCATTTCGACGCCGTTGTGTTGGACGAATCGAGTATCCTGAAGAACTTCACTGGCGCAACGCGGCGGCTACTGCAAGACTCGTTCGCCCACACGCCCTATAAGCTCTGTTGCTCGGCTACGCCGTCGCCAAATGACCACATGGAGCTGGGTAACCACTCCGAGTTCCTGGACATCATGAGCGGCGGGCAAATGCTCATGCGGTGGTTCCTGAACGACACCATGAAGGCGGGCGGCTACCGGCTGAAAGGACACGCAGAGGCGGACTACTGGCGCTGGGTGGCGTCGTGGTCGGTGTGCATGGAGAAACCGTCGGACCTTGGGTTTTCCGATGACGGATGGGTGATGCCAGCGCTGAACATTCACGAGGAGATCGTCTCCGTCGATCAATCCATCAACGCCAACGGCCAACTGTTCCGGGTGGCGGACGTATCGGCGACGGGACTGCATCGGGAGATGCGGCTGACGGCGCCAGCGCGGGCGGCACGGGTTGCCGAGATTATAGGCGACTCCAAAGAGCCGTGGTGCATCTGGTGCAACACAAACTACGAGGCCGACGAGCTTATGCGCGTGATCGACGGCGCCATCGAAGTACGCGGCGACGAGCGCACGGAGGCGAAGGAAGAAAAGCTACTTGGGTTTACGAACGGCGCGTTCCAGCGCATCGTCACGAAGCCGTCAATCGCTGGTTTCGGCATGAACTGGCAGCACTGCAACAAGCATATTTTTTGCGGGCTGTCCTACTCATACGAACAGTTTTATCAGGCCGTGCGCCGGTCCTGGCGGTTCGGGCAAACGCGGCCGGTTGACGCCTACATGGTCATCGCGGAGACCGAAGGCCCTGTCCTCAAGACGATCCGCGAAAAGCAGAAAAAGCACGAAGAGATGAAAGCGGCCATGGTTCATGCGATGGCGGCAATTCAAAACGGTACCGGGCGGCGCCAGCTTGCATCGGCCGTCGGCACAAAGCAAATGAATCTTCCGAGGTGGATCTAATGGTCGAGAATTTCAGCATTTTAGACGAGCGGCACGGCCGCAACTGGGCGCTTTACAACGGCGACTGCTGCGAAGTTATCAAGGGTATACCCGACGAGTCGGTACATATGACGGTGTTTTCGCCGCCGTTTTCCAGCCTGTACACCTATTCGGATTCAGAGGCCGATATGGGCAACTGCGCGAGCGATGAGGAGTTCTTTGCGCACTTCGGATTCCTCGCGCCGGAACTGCTTCGCGTGACGACGATGGGCCGGTTGTGTGTGATGCACGTCAAAGACCTGCCGACGTACCGGAACAGCGACGGGGCGAGCGGATTGCGCGACTTCCCCGGTCAGTGCATCGCCGCCATGGAGCGCGCCGGGTGGACGTTCCATAGCCGGGTTACGGTGTGGAAGTGCCCGGTGACGGAGCGGGAACGGACCAATAACAACGGGCTTCTCCATAAAACCGTCATGCGTGATTCTTCGCAGATCCGGCAGGGAATGGCTGACTACGTGTTGGCATTCCGCAAGACGCCGCCCGGTGATAATCTCAGCACGAAGCCGATTGAGCGGCCGACGGGCTTTACTCGATACATTGGCGACCCGGCGCAAGATCCGCGCGAAACTGACCAACACCCGTCAAAATACGCCCGAAAAGGCCGCGACGGGCGGACAAGCGTGGAGATTTGGCGGCGGTACGCGGAGCCGGTGTGGTGGGACATCGACCAGACGGACGTGCTGAACTTCCGCATCGCCCGCGACGAAAAGGACGAGAAGCATATCTGCCCGCTGCAGCTCGGGTTGATTCGCCGGTGCCTGGAGCTGTGGTCGTCGCCCGGAGATGTCGTATTGTCTCCGTTCGCTGGCGTTGGCTCTGAGGGATTCGTCGCGCTGGACGAGGGCCGCAAGTTCATTGGCATCGAACTCAAGCCGGGTTATTTTTCGACGGCCATCAAGCACCTGGAGAGCGCGGAGGCATATGCCGGCGCGCAGGGAGGGTTATTCGATGCAATCGACTGACAACCCCATCGCCACCGCCCAGCGCGAGCAGCGGGAAGCGGCGGCGCGATACATCGCGGACGGGCACCCGCTGGCCGAGCTGGGCATGGGTGACTGGTTTGCGGAGGAGTTTCTACTCATGCAGGAGGCCCAGCCATGACCCGCCAATGGACCCTAGCAGAATCACGCCTGATCGCCGAACGCGTGATGGAGTGGCAGGTATTCGAGTTCCGTGGGCGGCTGTGGCTGCGGAACTTTGACGAGCGCCCGAAGTGGATGACGACCTCGGACGTTCCGGACTGGCCGCATGATCCAGCAGCCGCGGGCGAGGTGCTGGCGGCGATACAGATGGATGGCTGGCGCGTCGAGGGCTTCTGGACGGGGGCCAGCCATACGTTTTGCGTGCGGTTGAAGCACCCGATCACCCACGCGACAGCCGAGGGCAACGCGCGGGAGTGGGGCGAGGCCGTGATGCTGGCGGTTTTAGCGGCGGTGGAGCGATGAGGCGGGCATACATAGCAGTGCGCGGCGATGTCTGGAAGAGCAAAATATTGCAGCGCGTGGTATTAGGAAAGCGCCACGGCGTTGTCGTTGTGGAGACGAGCGGCGGAGGGCGACAAACCGCCGTCGAGTATATGGAACTGCACCGCTTCAGCCGTTGGGCGATGGGCGCGGAGATGTTGCGGGGTGTGAAGTGAGGCCGCCCGACGTCGAGCTCGTCGTGCTGGGCGTGCCTGGTCCGCAAGGCTCGAAGCGGCACGTTGGCGGCGGGCGCATGATCGAATCCAGTAAGAAGGTCGCGCCGTGGCGTGATTCCGTGGCCTGGGCTGCGCGGGAAGCGATGGCGGGGCGTGCACCGATAGATGGGCCTGTGCGGTGCCAGATGGTGTTTATATTCCCGCGCCCGAAGTCTTGCAAGCGCACTGCGCTGCATGACCGGAAGCCGGATCTGTCAAAGCTGATCCGCTCGACTGAGGACGCGCTCACCACGGGAGGGGCTTGGGCGGACGATGCGCGGGTAGTGGAGTACGTCAACACCTGCAAGCGGTACGCCGATGAGATGCCACCGGGCTCAATTACGAGCGGCGCCGCCATTCGGATATGGCGGGCCGTCCCATGACCATCCTCGAACAACTCAAGCGCGCCGGCGCCGTGCTGGTGCGCCAGAAGAATCACCAGGTGTGGCGGCTGCCGAACGGGCGGCGCTACGTCATCGCACAGACGCCCAGCGATAGGCGAGCGGGTAGGAATCAGGCGGCCGTGCTGAAACGGCTGATGCGGGCTAGGTAGACGGAAAGAGGAAGCTAATGACACGATTTGAGAGAGTGGCGGCGGAAATCACCAAAGGCGTAGCCGTCGATAAGCAAACGGCGAGAGCCATGAAAGGCGGAGAGGTCTACACTCCGCCACAAGAAAGCGATCAGCCGACGTATTACGCACCTCCGCCGCTGCGGACGGTGCCTATCGACCCATCGTTTACCGACCTTACCGGTAATACATTCGGGCGGCTGACCGTGCTGGGTTTGGCAGCCGCCGGGTTGGACGGTAAAAGGACCCGCTGGGCGTGCCGTTGCACCTGTGGAAAGTACTCTACCCATCGACCGTCCGCGCTGTTAGCCGGAAATGAGGACCGGTGCCACGATTGCTCTATCAAGCGCATGGCTACGGATGGTATCGGCGGGCGCTGCGTCGTGTGCGGCGGGCGCGCTCGGTTTATGCCCTATTGCGGCAAGTGCGGGAAAACTCGCGGGCGGGAAGCACCTAGCGTTACGCAGAGTGTGCTGAAAGGAGGCGTATAATGGCACGCGCCCGTAACATCAAGCCGGGATTCTTCGAGAGCGACGACCCGGCAAAAGTCGGCTACCCGCAGCGCCTTCTGTGGATCGCCATGTGGACGCTGGCAGACAAAGAAGGCCGCCTAGAGTACCGCCCGACGCGGCTCAAAAAGTACGCCTTCGGCTTCGATCCGGCGACCGTGGAAGACGTCGAGCAGTGGGTTCACGACCTCCACGACGCCGGGCTGATCGTCCTTTACCCGGTCGGTTCGGTCGAGGTGATTCAGTGTGTGAACTTTCTGAAACACCAGCGGCCGCATTATAAGGACGCGGAGAGCGAGTACCCGCCTCCCCAAAGTTCCCCAAAGTTCCCCGGGATTTCGGTCAATGATAAGCCGATCATAGACGATTTCCCCAAAGTCCCCCAAAGTTCCCCGGGGAATCCTGGGGAAACGCTTGATGATACGTCAATGATAGAGGCAAATCCCGGGGAATCCTGGGGAAAGGGCCTATCATTGGCCGATCATAGACGATTTCCCCAAAGTTCCCCGGGATTTGCCTCTATGATAGGGGGGGTTCCCGGTATGAATGTTGAATGTGGAATGTTGAATGTGGAAGGGGGGAGGGGGAATGGCGCGCTGACGCCCGCCCCGCCCCCGCCTCAGCAACTCCGCATCGAGGGCAACGGACCAGACCCGGACGAGCTTTTCCAGACGGCGGCGAAGTTCGCATGTGAGCAGCTGCCGGCCGGCGGCGATTTCAACCTCACGGCGTCGGCCATGCGCGGCGAGTTCCAGAAGTCGGCCAGCTTCGAGGGCAACCCGGCCGGGTTTTGCATGGCCTACACTGCCAGCGTCCGCAAGTGGCGGGCGGCCTACGATGCCAACCCGGACCTGCGGACGAAGCAGGCGCAATGGTGGACCCGCGACGGCACGTACTCGCAAGCACCGCCAGCACCACGGGCGCCGCGAAGGTTCGGGCCGGTTGACCTCAAGGCCGGGCTGGAGGTGGACGATGCCGTGTAACCGCGGCACGGCCACCGCCCAACTCAACAGAATGTCGAATCTCCAGGGGTTCGGCTTCATGGCACCGGAGACGTTCACCAGCCTGATCGACGTTCTCGCCAGCCACTCCGCCGACGCGGCGCACGCTCGGGCGGCGGTGGATCTCATACTGGCCCGTAAATCGCTTCCAACGGGGCCGCAAGACATTGCGGACGCGCTGAACGAGGCGAAGCATGGGCAGCCGGTAAACAAAGCTCCTAGGGCAAATACGGGCGGGTGCGGGCGCGAGATTCCAGGGTTGACGTACTGGGACTACGATCCAAACTCGCGCGGGCTTGAAAAGATCCACCACCCGGCAC